ATGATAAACATGCTAGGGTAAACGCTGTGGCTCCTCTTTTTGAGAGTGGTCAGATTTGGGCGCCAGACGAAAAATTTGCAGAAGAGGTGATAGAAGAATGTGCATCCTTTCCTTATGGAGATCATGATGATCTCGTGGACAGTATGACACAAGCGGTAATGCGATTTCGACAAGGTGGTTTTATTGGTCACCCTGAAGATGAACAAGACGAAGTTTCAATACCAAGTAATAGGACTTATTATTAATGATAGACGAACAAAGATACAGAGCCTTAATCCAACAACTAGCCTCAGGTGGAATAGCGGGCAATAAAACTTATCATCAAGTTAGAGATCAGTATATGCCAATGGATTCAGAATCTATGGAATACGCTAACGGCGGTGGAGTTGGTTCAATGATGCAACCTAGAAAGAAAAGTAATGAACCAGTAGTCCAAGGTGGTGTCGATAATTACTTGGGTAAACAACCACAAGTTCAAGCACCTAGAAAATGGCAATCAAGTCCTAATAAACCTGCAACAGAATTAGCTTATATTACAGAAGCAGAAAAAAATTTAATTATTAAAAAAAATATTCACGGTGGTTTAGAAGGTGGTCCTAACATGGGTCCATCAGGAATTATATCACTAGATAGTTTTGGTGATGTGGGTGGAGGAGGAGCATCTGGTGGAGATACAAATGCGGGTGGAGGTGCTATGGAAGGTAGAGGTTTTAGTGGTCAAAATACTAACACCACAAGTGATAGAGACTTTGACAAACAAAAAGCAAATCAAAGAGCTGCATTACAAATAGCAGAAAGAGCACAAGCTAACAACTTTGGTTATAATGAAAGAGCAAACATAGCAAATACAACTTATGGTCCTTTACAAAAATTTACAGGTCAAAGAGGATTTTTTGGTAATCTTCTTCGTGGATCTAATAAATATGGATACACAGATACATACACAGAAGGCCCCAATGAAGGTGAAGTTAAACCAGGGTATGCTGGAAGAGTTTTTGGCGGACTTTTAGGTTTATTAACAGGTATCCCAGGTGTTGGAGGTATAGTTGGAAATCAAATAGATAAATTTAAATCTAAACCAAAAGACATGACTGAATTTAATAAATTAGGTTTAGGTGGAGTTAATCCTGCAACTTATGATTTTGATCCTAATGCACAAATTAATCAAACATTAGATCCTGCAACACTTCAAGGATTATCTAGATTTAGTAATAAATCATTAGGAATAATGAATCCAAATATGATAACTCCATCTTCAAAACCTGATGTTATAGGTTTTAATGAAAATATAGATGTAGGTTATGATGATCCTGCGTTTGAAAATGATTTAATGGCTAAATTAAGTACTAAAGGAATGATTGAATATAATAAATTAAATAATAAAAAATTACAAAATGAAGCTACTGATGGACTGACCCCTGCACCAACCCCTGAAGAATTAGATAGATTAAATGAATTAGAAATACAAAAGAATGAAGCAGCTCTTAACACAACTGCAATAGTATAAAAATGGAGTTAAAATACAACTCAACTCTCGGCGAGATTGTTAAACCTAACGACGAGCCCGCTACTCAATCCGAAATATTTGAATGGATGTTAGAGAACCCTGGTAAGGACGATGTTACTAAAAGTGACAATGATCAAAGAATTAATGAAGTAATCGAAAGTTTGACAGTCAAACAAACACCTGATAGTACTACGGTTGAAGAAGGTGTTGAAACAATAACAGATAGAGGATAGAATAGCTTATGGCTACTATAGATAAATCATTACCCAATACAAAAACAGAATTTGAAATCCCAGCTGAGGAAGAAATTGTAGAATCTCAACAAGAGATTATTGAAAGACAACAAGGGGGTGAACCAGAAATTACTATGGATGAAGAAGGTGGAGCAACTGTAGAGTTTGATCCTGCAAAAGTTAATCCAGAAGGTGGTCAAGATCATTTTGAAAATTTAGCAGATTATTTAGAAGACAATGTCTTAGATCCTTTGGCATCTGAGCTAATGGAAAAATACACAAATTACAAAGAGTCAAGACAAGAGTGGGCAGACAGTTATAGAGAAGGTTTAAATCTACTTGGATTTAAATATGTAACTAGAACAGAACCCTTTAGAGGAGCAAGTTCAGTTACTCACCCAGTATTGGCAGAAGCCGTTACACAGTTTCAAGCGCAAGCTTACAAAGAATTATTACCAGCCGAAGGTCCTGTAAGAACTCAAATTATGGGTGATGCAAGTGTCGCTAAAGAAGAACAATCTAAACGTGTTAAAGATTTTATGAACTATCAAATTATGGATCAGATGAAAGAGTATGAACCAGAGTTTGACCAAATGTTATTTTACTTACCCCTATCAGGATCTACTTTTAAAAAAGTTTATTACGATGATCTTTTAGGTAGAGCTGTAAGTAAATTTATCCCGGCTGAAGATTTAGTCGTGCCGTACTCTGCTACCTCATTAGAAGATGCGGAAGCTGTAATCCACGTTATTCGTATGTCACCTAATGATTTACGAAAACAACAAATCAATGGTTTCTATAGAGACATTGATTTGGGAGAACCGCCAGTACAAGAAGATAAATTAAAACAAAAAGAATTAGAACTAGAAGGTATCACATCTAATGGTACCGAAGATATGTATACTATTTTAGAAATGCATGTTGATGTAGACTTGGAAGGACACGAAGATGTTGATCCTGAAGATGGTGAGCCCACTGGAATTAAGTTACCTTATATAATAACAGTTGATGAAGCTAACAGTAAAATTTTATCTATCAGAAGAAATTATGGTGAACAAGATCCTTTGAAAAAGAAAAAAGATTACTTTGTGCATTTTAAATTTTTACCTGGTTTAGGTTTTTATGGTTTAGGTTTAATTCACATGATTGGTGGATTAAGTAGAACTGCAACAGTTGCTTTAAGACAATTATTAGATGCTGGAACTTTAGCTAACTTACCTGCTGGTTTTAAAACTAGGGGTGTTAGAATGAGAGATGATGCACAACCTTTACAACCTGGAGAATTTAGAGATGTCGACGTTCCGGGTGGAAATATTAAAGATCAGTTTATGCAATTACCTTTTAAAGGACCAGACCAAACTTTATTACAATTAATGGGAGTCGTAGTAGCAGGTGCACAAAGATTTGCATCTATTGCCGATATGCAAGTAGGAGATATGAACCAAGGTGCAGCTGTTGGAACGACAGTAGCGCTTCTGGAACGTGGCTCTCGTGTAATGTCAGCTATTCATAAAAGATTATATGTAGGTTTAAAGAATGAATTTAAATTATTAGCAAGTGTATTTAAAAGTTACTTACCGGCTGAATATCCTTATGATGTACCAGGAGCATCAAGAAATATTAAAGTTCAAGATTTTGATGACAAGGTAGATATCTTACCGGTTGCAGATCCTAATATTTTTTCTCAAACACAAAGAATTTCTATGGCGCAAACTCAATTACAACTTGCACAATCTAATCCTAAGATTCATAACTTGTATCAAGCCTATAGATCTATGTATGATGCAATTGGTGTTAAAAATGTAAATGCAATTTTACCTCCTCCAGCTGCACCTACTCCTATGGATCCAAGTTTAGAACATATTATGGCAATTAGTGGAAAACCTTTTCAAGCTTATCCAGGTCAAGATCATAAAGCACACATCGATGCTCACTTGAGTTTCATGTCAATCTCTATGGTACAAAATAATCCAATGGCAATGTTGTCATTACAAAAAAACATACTTGAACACATTAGTTTAATGGCACAAGAGCAAATTCAATTAGAATATGTTGAAGAGTTACAAGAACTACAAAGTATTCAACAACAACTAGCACCAATGATGCAAAATCCACAAGCAATGCAACAAATGCAACAAAATCCACAAGCAATGCAGATGCAACAAAGAGTTCAACAACTAACTTCTATGATGGAAGCTAGAAAAGCTAACTTAATTGCAGAAATGACAATAGATTATGCTAAAGAAGAAGATAAAATTAGTTCTGAAGTAGGTGGAGATCCATTACTTAAACTAAAATCAAGAGAATTAGACATAAAAGCTAAAAATGATCAAGAACAAGCTATGAATAGAGAAGCAAGACTTGATTTAGACACAATGAGAGCTATGATGGACGACACACAACACGATGAAAAACTAGAACAGAACGAAGAACTAGCTGGATTACGTGCAGGGGTTTCAATTGCCAAACAAGAAATGGCAGACCAAAGTAAAAGAAACGATTTTGGTAGAAATTTTAAAAAAAATTAGTATAATTAATATATAAGGAGAAAATTATGAGCAAAGATTGGCAAAGAGGATCAACTTTCATGAACGACGATGTCAAGATCGAAAAAGAACTTGGTGTTGGCGCTGATGGTTACCAAACAGGAAACAAACCAGTAGAAATGACTAGTGGTACTGAATCTCAAGTTGTTACTGTTAAGGGAACTAAAAGAATGAGAGCTGACAAAAAACCCGTTAAAGCTACTTGGTATTAACATGTGGTTGTCGGCAATTAAATTAGCCGTTTCTGCTGGTAGTAAAATTTACGCTAATAAACAAAGAACAAAAATGGCTATGTCTGACGCGCAGCTAATGCATGCTCAGAAAATGGCTACAGGTGCGGAAGCTTACCAAGGAAAATTATTAGAATCCAGAAACTCAGATTGGAAAGACGAATTTATTTTGATTTTATTGTCAATCCCCATCGTAATGTTGGGATGGTCAGTATGGTCTGATAATCCTGTACATATGGAAAAAATGGAGTTATTCTTTATTCACTTTGGAAATTTACCATTATGGTATCAAACAATTTTTGTGGGTGTCATTGCATCTGTCTATGGACTTAAGGCAACTCATCTGATAAAAGGAAAATAACAATGGAGAAAACATTATGAGAAACGA